GACACCCAAGAGTATTTACAACTCATAAAGTTGATATGGATTATGGTGTTGTTTATTACTACAAACTTGATGGTGTTGAAGAAAGCATCGGCACAAGTTACATAAACAAAATTAACCTTTAAACAACAAGAACAATGAAAGAGATATTAGAATTTATACTTAAAGTAATAGGATTTACTATTATATGGCATGCGGTAAACTATAAAAGAGAAACAATAATAGAATCTTATTCAACTCTTTGGTTTGCAATAATTGGTATGATGATTATTGCAGGAACTTTAATACAAATTAACCTTTAAATCAAAATAATCATATTGTTGGAGTCAACAAAATGATAACTAAACAACAAGAACAATAGTAATAATTAAATAAATATACAATGGAATTACAAGTAACAGGTACAATCAAGATGATTGAGCCAATCAAACAAATCAGCGACAAGTTCTCAGTGAGAATGTTTGTCCTAACCGTACCGAATGGAGATTATCCTCAGGATGTCATCTTCCAATTGGCTCAAGATAAGTGTAAACTACTCAACGAGTATTCACCTGGTATCGATATCACCGTGAAATTCAATCTGAGAGGGAGAGAATACAACGGGAAGTATTATAATACTTTGGATGTGTGGAATATTAACTCAATGCCGGTAGTTGATGAGAGCTTTGACGATTCACCTTTCTGATGGGGAAACCATTCGTGACTTCATCGATCGAGAGATGAGGTCACGGGTATCCAAGAGATACAAATTAGCACATATCGCTGAAGATATGGGAATCACTTACCTTCAGTTGTGGAGATTCTTGAAAGGTCATCCAGTGAATGAGGAGTTCTATATCAAATTTTTCAAGTATTATGAGAGATAGATACTTCATTGCTTATGTCGGGACCAAGAATGATGAGCCACATATGATCATCAACCGATTCCAGGATGTGTTTAATGGAATGAATGTCAATTATTGCATCGTGTTGACTATGGAAGATGATGAGGTATATATCGAAGAAGTGGATGCAGCTGCATTCGATGAAGTTAAATGTCAAATGAATTAATTATGGAAAAACAAATAGATCCAATCCTAATGAAGGTCATGACCAAGTATTATGAGCGTTCCGAGATGGGAATCAAAAAATATGGTACCACATTGGAAAATAATTCATTACCTTTACTCGATTGGTTGAATCATCTCCAAGAGGAATTGATGGATGCGACCTTGTATATTGAAAAATTAAAGCAAGAGATATGACTTACTTAGCTTCACTCGCACTCAGTTGGTTCCTGGTATCATTCGAGCCACTTCAGTTGTTATGGGATAACATCGCAGTGCGAATCCGACCGAATCACCTGGTCAACTACATCCATGCCGGACTTGGTTGTTGGAAGTGCATGAGCTTGTGGTCCACATGGATTATCACTGGTGACTTTATCCAAGCAACCATCGTTTCGTTTATTGCGTTTATCATTGAGGAATGTTTAGCGAAGCTCAAGTAAAATATATCAATGAGATTGTCAGGTCAACTGATGCATCTAAGTATGCCAAGATTACGCTTAAAGCACTGTACCGAATATATGATGAGCACACCGGAGAAATTACAACCGATTGCTTTTGTGCCAGGACAGTGAGGAAGATATACTATAAGCAATTCATGGAATGGTATGAAGCGAACACTTGACCGATATATCTCAAGGCATTATGATGAGGTGAGGACGTACACTGAGTATTTCCTCGCTAAATTCAAAGCCAACATGATTGCCGATGTGGTCATCAACAATAGTTATCTTTATGTGGCTGAGATAAGTGATGATACAAAGGATGAGAATAAGGTCAAGAGTTACTTATTGAATACGATTAAAAAGCAAATATTGTGGTCCACTTCAATCAGTCAACTTGAGGAGAGAGTGGGTGCCAACGAGCTTGATATTCCGAATGACTGCGATGATGAGGAAGATTTGGAACACAAGATTCGAGAGGAAAAGAAATACCATGACCACAAGTCATGCATTGAGATATATAAGAGAGAGGTCAAGGATAGAATCAAGTTGATAATCTTTGATGCATATTATGAGAAGGGATACACGACCGCCAGGTCAATGGCTAAGTATTTTGACATTCCAGTCACCTCAGCTCATTACTATATTAGGGACATTAAACACGATCTAAATAAGATAAAAGATGAGAATAAAAGCAGAATATAAAGGCAAAACTATTGTCAAGCATACAACGGTTCGAAACATAATCATTGTTGTTGATAATATAGATGTATCAAAGTACAAATATTATGTGTCAATTGGCATGGGATATTTATTTGAGAAGGAATCAGAAACAACGACTGCACCGGAGCCAATCAAATATGAGGGCATCGAGCAGGAAGTGAGCGCAAAACCGATTCCGAAGAGAAAAAGGAGAACTAAACCAACACCAGGGAAAGGAGAGGAATAATGCCAAAACACAAAATGCTAACTGAAGAAGAATTCGAAGCTCTATTCATTGAATGGAAGCAATTCATTGAGAACAATCCAATCAAGAAACAAGTGTTTGTTGGTAAGGATGGAAGGCATGACTATGAGCTGATTCCAAGACCATATACCTTGGAAGGATTCCTTAACTTTGCTGAAGAGAAGGTTTGTTTAGTTCATCAATACTTTGAGAATCGTGAAGGGAGGTATTCAACATACGTGGATATCTGTACACGCATTAAGCGAGTGATTCGTCAAAATCAGATTGAGAACGGGTTGGCAGGACTTTACAATCCATCAATCACTCAACGCTTGAATGGACTCACTGAGAAGTCGGACATCACGACCAACGGGAAGGACATCAACGAAATTAAGGTGAACATCATCAAACCGGATGACAAATGATATAATCGATATGATGTGCCAGGTGGTTGAGAGATACATCCATTTCAAGAAGGGAGTGAATGTTAGAATCAATCGAATAGCAGTCATGAGTGACCAACGCCAATTCAGTATGTTGGCTCACTGTTATGAGATAGCAAATGGAAATAAATAGCACCGTTATCTTTGAGAAGAACTACTCAGCTCTCCAGGATAAGGATATACGGTTTATAATTAATGAGGGAGGAAGTAGGTCATCCAAGACATATTCCCTTTGTCAAATGATAATTGTCTACTCTCTACAAAATAGGGGGAAGGTTACCTCTATTATCCGAAAAACGTTTCCTGCTCTCAGAGCAACAGTCATGAGGGATTTCCTTGAGATCATGAAGATGATGGACTTGTATGATGTCAATGCTCATAACAAGAGTGAACACATCTACACATTCCCCAATGGAAGCATCGTGGAGTTCTTTAGTGTGGATGATGAGCAAAAGATACGAGGAAGGAAACGCGACCTCGCATGGTGTAATGAGGCCAATGAGCTCTTCTATGATGATTTCACTCAACTCAACATGAGAACTGAATGGAAGCTCATCTTCGATTACAATCCAAGTGAATCGGCATCCTGGTTGTATGAACTACCGAAGGAGGAAAGCATCCTCATCAAATCAACGTATCGCGACAATCCATTCCTTCCCGATTCCATCCGTAGACAAATCGAGGACTTGAAGCGAACTGATGAATCACTGTATCAAATCTACGCACTCGGTGAGAAGGCAATCAGCAAATCCAACATATATTCGAATTGGACATTCGTGAAGCATCGACCTGCTCGGTTCGTCAATTACGTCTATGGGTTGGACTTCGGATACAATCACCCCACAGCTCTCATGCGAGTGTATTGGTGTGAGGATGACATCTACATCGAGCCGGTCATCTATGAGAGCTACCTCACCACGACCAACCTCATCGAGAAGTGTGAGCAACTTGGAGTGGAGAAGAACATCACGATCGTAGCAGATTACGCACGACCGGAGATAATCGCGGAGATGAACAATGCAGGATACGATGTGCAGAATGCTAACAAGGTTGTGAAGAAAGGCATCGACAACATCAAGACCTTCGGAGTGTTCTGCGAGGATGAGTCCAGGATAAAAAAAGAGTACGAGAATTATAAGTGGAAGAAGATTGGTGACCAAATCACTGATGAGCCGGTGAAGCTGTGGGATGATGCCATGGATGCGGTGCGATATGCCGGTACTTACATCCGAAAGGAATACTATACCGATGACTCATACTTCGCCTTCTAAACATAATAACTATTTTTGTTAATATATATATGGCATTTAGAACAAAGAAAATATCGCAGATGGATCCGAAAGGAGCCAACCTTGCATCGACCGATTTATTGGAGATATCTGAATTGGTTAGTGGAAGCTATGTAACCAAGTCAATCACGGGAGCTGAGATTGTCGCGGGTGCCACAACGGGATTAGTCCCAACGACTCGCACAATATCAACGACATCGCCATTGAGTGGAGGAGGTGACCTTTCCGCAAACAGAACGTTAAGCATTGCAACTGCGAACACTACCACAACGGGTGCATTGTCATCGACTGATTGGAATACGTTTAATAACAAAGTCCCAACGACTCGCACCCTAACAATAAACGGAACTACACAAGACCTTTCAGCAGATAGAACATTCACTATATCAACGGGAATAACAATCGGTACGACTGCAATTACATCCGGAACCGATGGGCGCGTTTTATTTCAAAATGGTGGCGTAGTTAGTCAGTCGGCAAACTTGTTCTTTGATGTTACCAATGGAAGGTTTGGAGTTGGGACTTCAACGCCTTCAGCGATTATACATTCAGTTGGTTCGGTTACAGCTTCGGGTTTAATTGCAAGAGCGAACTTCTTTAATAACACTTTAGTAGCATCGGCTAATAACGATGTCTTGGTTGGCTTGGACATTACTCCAACTTTCACAAATGGAGCGTTTACAGGAGTTAGCAATTACTTAATAAACATGTCATCCCCATCGGTATCGGGAGCATCAATATTTGTAAGTAAATACGCGTTTGGAAATTCTTGGATAATTAACTTAAAAGACGGAGGAACAACTCAAACTGGTAGTATTATGCAAGCCTACGGATTAGAATTAGGTAGCTCTAATAGTGGTTTAGGTGGTATTTTAAAAGGTAAGTGGGGTGTCGGATATGGCGCGGGTACTTCATCAATTCCCGTTACTTTAAGTGTCAACGGAAGTTTAGGTGTAGGCATAACCACAGACGCAGGATACAAGCTTGACGTTAATGGTACTGCGAGGGTGAGTGGTGGAATAACATTACCTTTTAGTGCAGGAGTTACAATTAATAGTAGCACTAATGACTTGGTATTCAATGTACCGTTTTATTATAGAATAATGGCTACGGGTTCTGATACAGGGACTGTAATATCTTCAATGTGGAACGGTACTCAAATGATTAATGGATTAAATAGAAGAACAGTTATTACCAATACAACAGGGAATGGTACAAGTTCAGGTACTATTACAGCATCAGCAATTTTAGATGTACAAAGCACAACATTAGGATTTCTTCCTCCACGAATGACAACCACACAAAAGAACGCCATTGCTTCACCCGCAACGGGACTAATGGTATATGATACAACTTTAAACTTAATGGCTTTATATAACGGAACAGTATGGACAACACTTTAACAACAAACGGAGTAGCGATACAACCTATCGTCTATCCACTTAACGAAGGTACTGCAACATTCTTAACAGTACTAGTAGAAGCATTCTTAACGGATGCAACAACCGCGAGTACCTATTACAGATTGCTTACCGATGATGGCAAAATCCTAACCGATGGACGCTACCAAATGACGGAAGAACAATTCGCAGAATGGGGACGTGACAACTCAGTCGTTGACGATTACGTTGCGGAATATTTGGGAGTAGTAATCATCTAAAACACGGACTATGTTAACATTATCAGAAGAACAAGTAAAGCAATTAGAAGCAATCTTAAGTGAGTTACCGATGAAGTTCGGAGTTCCTATCTTGAACATCTTAAACGAAGCTGCACAAGCTGAGAAACCAAGCGAAGAAGAATGAGTCAAACAACCATTGCATCACCTCAGGCATTCAGTCCGGCATACAATCCTTTGAAGTTCATCGTTGATTCAACCAACAAGAACAACACTGGATTCAAATACATATTCCAAGTATTCGAGGCAGGAACTGCAAACAAAATTGCGGAGTATAAAGTGCTTCCAACCTACGTTGATGGATATGGTGAGATTGATTTATCGAAGCTCCTTCAGAGCCAAGTATCATGGGACCTCAACACACTGAGCACATCATGGTACAACGCACCGAATTCGAGATACCTTTACGATGTCAAAGTCGGTGAGGAGCAATTGGCTGAATACTCATGGACTTCCAACATCACCAACAATGGAGGGAATGCAAGAATAAACGTGACCAACACGTTCGCGGTTGGTGACCAGGTAGTCATCACACAAGCAGATGGTGGAGTGGCGAATCCTCAGCTCGAAGGCCTTCACACCGTGCTCAGTGCAACGGGATCTAACTTCACGGTCAATGTGCTATTCAGCTCCATCACCGATGTAACAATCAATGGAGATGTTTGTTACGCTGATAACCGTAAATTGATTACGTTGGACGTCACTACATTTGAGGATTACGTTGTTTTCAATGGAGCATTCAGATGGTTGGATTGGAGCGTGTACGATAACAGTGATTATAAGCTATCCTTCGCAGATAGTTATTGGTTGACCAATCAACCTCAAGAGTTCAGTTGCACATTAGGTCAGGATTTATATTTGAATCTTTGGAGTCCAAAAGGACATGACCGAATCATATTTGTTAATAGCCTTGGAGCTTCGTTCTACAAAGACATTAACAACGCAGATGAGATATCTCAAGTTCCTGTTGGTCCGAATAACTTCGGTGTATTGGTTGGAACGGGTGACCTTATCAGCAACACGGTAACTCATTATGATGTTTGGTATCGCACTGCATTAGGTATCGATTCCAAGAAGTACCGAATCAACCTGGATAGGAGAACAACTATCTCGGAGTATCACATGCTATTCCTTGACCGATTAGGTTCGTACTCATCATTCGCATTCCAATTGAAATCATATGAGAGAGGTGAAATCACTCGCGAGATATTCAACAAGGATGTCGAAGGTTATGTGAGTGGAGCTTCATGGAACTACCGCACCGAGGACATGGGATTCATGCAGTCCAGCATCAACGTGACCAAGTCATTTGACCTCAATACCAATTGGATGGAAGAGAGTGCAGGACAATACTTCGAAGAGCTATTGACATCACCTCAGACATTCGTGAAGATTGTGCAGTACAATACCACTGAGGATGGCCTTCCAATCATTGGAGAGGATGGTTGTCCGATTCACATCGCTGAGTCAACCGCATATCAACCATGCATCGTTCAGAATAACGCCTATGAGGTATACCAACAACGAAACAAGAATCTAATCAAGCAAAGCATTACCATCAAATTATCAAATCAAGACAACATCAATGGTTAGAATTCAACTATCAACCGGCTATCTTGACGTAAAGGAAGGTACTGCATTCCCATTGAACTTCTCAATCGGTGATATCCGTGACCTCACGAAGCGTACCGGTACCTTCTCCAAGACAATCACATTGGTTGGAAGCAAGAACAACCACAACCTCCTTGGACACCATTACGATGTAAATATCGAAGAGGGTACATTCAACATCAACACGATCACGAAATGCACCGTGCTTCAGAACGATGTGCCAATCATGGAGGATGCATTGCTTCAGTTGGTCAATGTTCGCAAATCTCAGATGACCGATGCACATGAGCAGATTGTTGAGTATGATGTATTGGTGAAAGATACTCAGTGCGAGTTTTACACCGCCATCACCAACAAGGAGCTGACTGATTTGGATTTCAGTGATTTGAATCACATCTTCGGTACCGGTACGATATACGACTCATTTGACAATACCGTGGCAGATGGGTACAAATACCTTCTCCCATACAAGAATTCAGCAGAGTATTCAGTGAACGAGCTGAAACCTGCGATATATGCAAAGACATACTTTGACCGCATCTTCTCAAATGCAGGATTCACATACGAGTGGAGTGGCTTGAGTGCTGCACATTTCGACAAATTACTCATCCCTTACAATGGGGATGTAAACAATTTTGATTACAACGATTACTTGGTTGAGGCATCCAATACCTGGACCACATCATATGTTCAACCGAGTGGATTGAACGTGACCTTCTCAGAGCCAATCACCGGATGGACTGAGATAACCGATGTACAATCATTATTCAATCCAACAACCGCAGAATACTCCACACCATTCACATCTAATCCGGTAGCAGGACAATACTATCAGTGGAAGATATCTCTTGCGGGTACATTGACTCTCGATAACAACTACACTCAGACCGCAGTATTGGCTCCATTAGTTGGTGGCTCAGCTGCATTCAATAGATATCGAGTATTCGCCAATGTAAATGTGGCAGGATATGGAAATGGTGCAGTATATAGCGAGGGAGTAACAATCGAATATACACCAGGCTCACCTCTTCCAATTGGCAACACGGTGATTCAATCACTTTCAGCGACATTGGACTTTGGTGCGTTCTTTAATACCGCAGTGGGAACACCGGTTATCAATGCTTCGGATATTCAAATCATGAGCATTGGAGTTGAGGTTGTTCCATGCCTTGATGCTGCGGGTACCATCCCAAGCAACTTGATTAATTCTTGGGTGGGTAGCACTTCGGGATTTGCTCAAGTGAATGTTATCCTTGACTTGACCTCAATCAACCTTCAGGTCCTTCCATCAGACAATATCCAAGTGACAGGTGGAATCCAAGAGGTGAATGACTTCATACCTCTCAAGATTAAGCAATCTGATTTCGTGAAGTCAATCTTTCAGATGTACAATCTTTATGTTGAGGTGGATACTGATCAACCTAACAAATTGACATTCCGACATCGTGATGAGTTTTATGATAATGGAGCTGAAAAGGATTGGACCTACAAATTGATGAAGGATAAAGAGCAGAATTTGATGTTCCTTCCGGATGTAACTAACAAGAAATTAAAGCTCACATACAAAGCGGATACCGATTCAGCCAATGTGGTATACACTCAGATGACTGATGAGATATATGGGCAAATTGAGTATACCTTTGACAATGAATATGTGAAGGATACCGATACCAAGGAGTTGATATTCTCACCAACACCGGTGACACAAACACCATTCGGTGCGATTGTGCCAATGATTAATGGTCAATCGCCAAGCATGAACATCCGCATCCTTTACGATGGAGGACAACAGTCATGTAACTCATGGAATCTGATTGCATATGGAAGCACTGGATTGTATGGCATTCAGGAATATCCTGCTATTGGTCACTTTGACAATCCATTGACACCAACCTTTGATATTAACTTCGGTACTTGTGATTACTATTTTTACCAAGTTCCAACATTAACCGCGAACAACCTTTACAATTTGTATTGGAGGAGAACAGTCAACCAAATCAATGTCGGAAAAATGCTTACCGCATACTTCGATTTGAGAGAAGATGACATCCAAACATTGCTATTGAATGACAAGATTCGCATCGACAACTCATGGTGGAATATCAACAAGGTGATTGACTATGATGCGAACACATCAGCTCCAACAAAAGTCGAATTGATTTCAGTTGATTCGGATATCGAATTGGCACCATTCCAAACAAGACCAGGAACAACAACGGGAGGCAATGTCATCAATGATGCAATCACCAATGTGCTACGATCAGCAACGACAAACAACAACACCGTGTTGAATGGAGCAGATGTCATTATCAGAGGTCAAGGCAATTCAGCTCTTCCCAATGTGAGAGGGTTAATCATCGGAGATGGTCAAACATTAGACCAGGATGGAATCATCACACCTCGAATCAATGGTATATTGGCATCGGATGCACTGATTCAATACAAAAAATATACTGCTCTTTTGAATCAAGTGAGTACATCAGCACCAACCGCAATCATATTTGAGAATGCTTTGACTGCAATCACCTGGACTCGCACTGCTCAAGGTGAGTATCTTGGAACACCATTGATTCCATTGGATACATTGACTACCTTTGTAACTATTGGAAACACTGAACACGATTATCTTGCAACCGCATACATCAACACCGATGGCAATGTGGTGGTGAGAACAACCAATACATCCAACCATCAACATACCGATGGAAGGCTTAACTATTCACCTTTAGAAATCCGAGTATATGAGTAATGAGGTAGCGATTGACTTAACGTTAAACGGGGTAGGCTCCCTCAAGTCGCAGTTAAAACAATTAAAGGCTGCAATTGCTGAGGCTAGTGATCCCGCACAAATGGATGCACTCGCAAAAAAAGCGGGAGAGGTATCGGATAGGATTAAGGATGCTAATGATGCGGTGAATGTATTCGCCTCAGGTTCCAAATTTGAGCAGATATCTTCATCATTTGGAGGCATCAAGGATTCCATCATGTCATTGGATTTTGAGGAAGCTGCAACCAAAGCTCAGACCTTCCAAAAAGTAATGGGTTCCATCGGTAAAGCTGAGATAACAACTGCAATCAAAGGTATTGGTAAAACAGTATCGACACTCGGTGCCACATTCATGAAGCTCGGAGCTCAGATATTAATGAATCCAATCTTCCTCTTGGTTGCGGTTATTACTGCAATCGTGGTTGCGGTTGTTTTATTCTTGAAAAAGATTGGAGTACTTGACCAGGTACTTGCTGCACTCATGGCTCCCATCAATGCCTTGATTCAAGGATTTAAAGACATGACCGATTGGTTGGGATTGACATCATATGCTGCGGAAGAGAATGCACAAAAAATGTACGATGCCAACAAAAAGGTGCAGGAATCTTCCAAGGAACGCGAAGCAGTTCAGGCGAATATGTACGCCAATGAGATTGCATTAGCCAAAGCCAATGGAGAGGACACCTACAAACTTGAGGTTGAGGCATCCAAAGCAAAAGCATCTGAAGCTCAATTAAGATATGATAAGGCGAAGGCTGCATTCGATGCTGAGATGGCTCTTGGAAAGAATGCGGATGCTGCCAAAATTAAGGAGCTAAGAAAGCAAATTGCAGACGAAAGGACAATAATCGGAAACGAAAGAGTCAGTCGTCAAGTATTGGCAATCAATGATGTCAAAGAAGATGCAGCGGCAGCGGCAGCAGCAGCGAAAACCGCAGCAGATAAGCGAAAAGAAAACGCAGCAAATCGATTATCAGCGGAGAGAGCAATCATTGACAACCGAATTGCATTGGTTGCTGATGAGAGTGCAAGAGAATTGCAAGAGATTCAAGAGAAGTATCGCAGACAATTGGAGGATATCAAGTTAAATGAGAAACTCACCGCATCTGAAAAAGCTACACTCACAAAACAAAGCAAAGACCTTCAGATTCAAGCGGAGAAAGATTTCCAAGCTAAGTTGACAAAGACCGAAGAGGACGCAGCAAAAGAGAGAGCAAAGAAAGCTAAGGAGGAATCAGAGCAAAAGATTTCAATCGAGGATGCGAAATGGTTGAGATTGCAAGAGCTTACATTGTCGGCAACTGAATTTGAGAAGTTACAAGCTCAACAAAAATTTGATGAGGAGATTGCAGCTGCCGGTGACAATGAGGAACTTGTTAAGGCACTCACTACTCAACTTCAAAAGGACCTCACAAAAATTGAAAAGGATGCAGCAGCGGAGAGAGTACTCACAAAAGAGGAAGAGGAGAAAAAGAAACGCGATGCACAACTCAAAACTGCAAATGATGCACTTGAGATTGCTGAAGATAGCGTGAATACAATTCAGGCTCTTGGTGATATTGCATTCCTTGGTAAAATGAAAAACATACAAAAGGGAGGAAAAGCAGAGGAAGAACTTGCAAAGAAACAATTTAAGTTTAACAAGTCAATGCAGTTAGCAGGTGCGGTAGTGGATGCTGGTAAGGCAATCAACGCATCATTAGCAGCTGCACCATTAGCAATCGGAGTCGTACCGAATCCTGTTGGTATTGCCAACCTCGTGGCAACCGCAGCAATGTCCGCGGCTAACATCGCAAAGATAGCAGCAACACAATTCACATCAACATCAGCACCGGCACCACCATCCACACCAAGCGGAACAATGGGAGCGGAAACATCAGTATCATCATTCACACCTGGTAACTTATTCGGTCAGAATAACAACCAAAACAATGTCGGAGGTTCTCAAGATACAAGTCAAAATATCACAGTGACTGCGGTGGTAAGTGAAACGGAAATAACTTCGACACAAAACAACATATTGAAAATCCAAAAATCAGCACAATTATGATATCATATCAAGCATTAACCGATGAAATTATCGCTTTCTACAATGCACACCTCCAGGTTAAAAAGGTAGGCACTGATTTTAAGGAGCAGTTATTCAACTTCGCCACAAAAAATGAGCAATATCCGCTCGTGTATGTGGTCCCTGTGGATGTGATTGCAGGTGATAACGTGAACTTATTCAACCTTGAGATATATTGCTTTGACATCATCCAAAAAGACCGTGCAAATATCACCACAATTCTCTCGGATTGTCAGCAGATATTGAATGACCTTTATCTCAACTATACATTCTCATTGACTGACACTGATTTCGATGTGGAAGGATTTCCAACATTCACACCATTGAACAATGACCTCTTGGATTACGCAGCAGGATGGTTGATGAGCATTACTTTTGTACTTCCATCGTGGACTGATTGCCAAATTCCTGAACAAATTGGTGATTAATCTTAATATATAAGTATGGCTTATAAGAACACAGGCGAATTCAACATCAAATACCCAACGAGAAGGAGGGTGGCTAATGTATTAAAAAAGATTATCAAGGATGAGGCATTGATTGACACGTCAACCTTATATGATTCCATCCGTATCAACGCCAAAGTAACTACCGAAGGCAATCTTCGTATTGAAATACTTGCAGCATATTACTTTGGATTCCTAAACAACGGTACAATTACTATTGCACCTTATCATTTAGTGCGTAAATTCAATACTCAACTTGAGCAAAGTGGATTGATATCCGAGATGTACGGACAATACGTTCAAAACATGGCTCAAAAGTTCCCTATCCTGGAGCTTGGTGGATTGCTTCGTAAAAAAGTAAAAGTCATTTATGATTTCAATCCTCTATTTGGAGAGTTTTGGGATGCATTGGATTACTAAATTTCCAACTCTTTTCGCATTGCAAGGAAGTTAAAAATCAACACCAATTTGGTGTCGGTTATTGCATCGAATCTTGAGAGGTCACCATTGCACATTGTCCATATCAATTGCTCCCATCCCCACTTGGAAGATTTCTTTTCTTCCTCCTGCTCTTTGCGTTCCTCGACATCGGTTACTTCCTCATCATCCTGGAATGATTCAGTCATTAGATTAGCATGGCTATCCAAGAACGATTGTCTGAACTGAAGGTACTCCGGTATCAATCCGAATACTGAGGTGATGGGATAGTCATCAAATAAATGAACACGATCACTTGATTTGAATTTGTATGGCTCGGTGATAACATTCCCCCATTCATCAGTGGATGTCTTTCGGTATAGAATCGCACATATGTTGCGGAGATTCTTGATATAGTCATCGGTCACGAATGCCTCCAGTGTTATAAACTCACCGAGAGTGATATCAACAAATGGCTTGAGCTTTAATTCACCGAGTTGATGCTGATATCTTTTGGATGGCTCCGATGTCATCCACTTCAATTGCTTGGTGATGTCCTGAAGTTCGTCAAGTTCTATATCATCGAAGTCCTCAATGGGTAGGTCGGAGAGGATGGAGAGCACATCGGTATTGTACTGCAATGCTCCATCCTCAATGTTTAATGACCTTATCTCAATGAATTGCTCAATCGTTATTTGGCTCCACGCTTTCGGTAGCTTCAGATTTTGCATGGCTTGAGATTTTTTCAGTAACGAATACCAGGTAAGGCACTGCGATTTCCGCTTTCAATTGTTTGAATAACTTCGCTTTGTGTTTCAAATGTGCTTCAGTGTAGTGTTCCACTTGGCTGAGGTCAGTTCGTTTGAACATCAATGCCAACAAATCACTTATCCAATTGTGCGATTTACGATTGATTAGTTTCTCAATCATCTTGGTATCCTTCACCGAGAGCTTCATCTTCGCCTCATAGGTATATCCATCCAATTCAATTGATTCAATCGGCTCTTTTTTCTCATAGTTATTAGAATTGAATTCCTTCACTATCTCAATAAAGTCAGAAAGCTCAACATCATTGTCATCCCATTCGGATTCCTTAACACCGAAGTATTCAAAAATCTTGATGTATCGGTCGATGTTATCAAGTTCTTTGTTGTTGGTGATTTCAGTTACCTTCTCGAATTGTTCAATGGTCAATTCATCCATCTTGTTGGGGATTTCCCTCTCAAAAATTTTTATCATATGTGTGATTTATGAACAAATATACAATTTTCTTAATATATACATGACCAAAGATTTGCCAATTTACAAAATCACTATTGATCCCGAATACTCCGATGGAGAAGATTTGGGTATTGAGCAGATTGCATTCACCTCTCAACCTGCAATTAAGGTAAAAGGAATGGCGTTCAACCAAGCTCAACGAATGGTGTTCGCTGATGACTTAAAGTATCGAATCACTGCACCTGCCATGATACCGATGGAGATATATCGCAAGGATGACCAGGAGGGAGAATATTACGTTCAGTTCACTGAGGAAACAATCGCAAAGATTCACGAGAAGTTTATGAGTGACCTTCGCAATCGTGACCTATTCAACCTGGAGCATGATACATCCAAGACCGTTCCTGCCTATATCCTTGAAACATGGATTGTGGACCAACCAATGGAGGACAAATCATATTCAACATTCGGTATTGAAGTTCCAAAAGGTACGTTGATGGTGACTGCTCAGATAACTGATAAAGAGTATTATGCTGAATTGGTTGCCAATGACCAGGTGGGATTCTCAATTGAAGGATTCCTTGGTTTAAAATTAAGTAATCAATTAAATAAATATAACATGAACAAATTACCTGATGGGGAGCACTTAATCGATGGCAAAATCTACGTTGTTGTAGATGGCGAAATCATTGAGATTAAGGATGCACCGGTTGCCGAAGAGGCAATGGAAGAGGTTGCAATGGAAGAAGTTGCACTCGAAGAAACAGTTGTTGAGGAAGAAGCTCCAGTTGTTGAAGATGCAGTAAACGAAGAAATGGCAATTGATCCTGCAATGGATTCAGAGGCTATCCTTGCAATCGTTACACCGATTCTTGAGGAGAGAGAGAAAGCAATCATCGCATTGATCGCTGACCTTCGCAACCAAATGGAAGAAATGTTAGTCACTGAAACTGAAGATGAAGCGGTTGAAATGACTGAAACAAAATTATCCACACATGAAAAGTTCAGTGCGGTTAGTAAATTTTTAAATTCTAATAATTAATAAACAAAACAAAAACAAAACAAAATGAGCAGAAAATTAAAATTCGACTTAGACATTGACGCATCAGCGTTATTGCAAGCAAACAGCGAGGCATTCTATTCTCGTGCGTATTTACAAGAGGAAACGGTTGACAATTACCGTACACTTCCAGGTATCAAATACAAAACTAAAATTTCCAATGTAACATTTGGTCAAGTTTTACAAGCTGAGAACTGTGGATGGAACGCATCAAATGACGAACTTGCTTCAGTAGAAGTTGACGTATGTGGATTATCCGCAATGGCTGAGATTTGTCAATTCCAATTGGAGCAATCATTTGTTTCATTGCAAATGACAAAAGGTTCAAATGGTGATTTCACTGTTGCATCTTTTATGGATTACTATTGGGGAGAAATGGCGAAAACAATCGCTGAGAACGTAGAGAAATTACGTTGGTTAGGTGATACGGATTCTGAGGTTGCTGCATACGCATTGTGTGATGGTTATGTAAAAGGATTAGTTGCTGATTCAGCTAACGTGATTGACATTGCATCTCCAGTTGCTATCAACGCATCAAACGTACTTGCTAAATTAGCATTGGTTTATGCTGCTATTCCTGCTGCGGTTATCGCTAACCAAGAAGAGTTGAGAATCTATGTATCTACACCGGTAGCTATGGCATATCGTGCTGCGGTTGCTGCTGCGAATACTCAAGCCAACTTGACTCAAGCATTGGATTTCTCATACTTAGGTATCAAGATGGTTATGTGTCCAGGAATGGGAACAACTTCCAAAATTGTCGCTACGTTACGTTCAAATCTTATCTATTCCTTCGATGCTGAAGGAGATGGTAAAGCGTTAAGAGCTATCAACTTAGCTGATACAGTTGCTGAGCCGGTTATCCGTACTCGTGCTAACATGAAAGTTGGATTCACTCACGTTAATGGTAACGAGATTGTATTCTACAATTCAGCTGCGTAATTAACAAAATATCCTTGAGGGGATGAAATACTCCCCTCTATTTTTAATATTTAAAACAACAAAAAATGGCTTGTGAAAATTTAGAATCCATAGTTAAGTCGTGTGACAATAACAGTGGTGGGATTTTCAAGGTATATATCAACCAACAAGATAACATCGATGGCATCGAATTCGCAGGTGCACCAAATACTTGGACAATCGATACAATTAACTTGATCGTTGGTGGTGATTTATACACTGAATTTGAAATCCGCAGAAACACCGGAAGTTACACCGAAGATGCAGCGATTGACCTTGTCAATGGTAGCTCATATGTAACCGCAACAATCAGCTTGATGTTCCACCGCCGTGACCAATCTAAGTCACAAGCAATCAAAGTGCTTGGTGCAGGACAACAATACTTGAACGCAATCATCTTAGATGCGAATGGTAAATATTGGTACTTCCCATACTTACAATTGAGTGCAGTTGGTGAAGGTTCGGGAACTGCTCGTGCAGATGGTAGCAAATACTCAGTGACATTGATCGCGGAGAATGATTTCCTTGCATACGAGATTCTTGAAAGTGCAGTATTAGATGTAATTGCTTAACATTACCTAGAAAAAGAGAGAGCTCATCCATTCGGGTGGGCTTTTTTTATAAACATTTTTCTTACTTTTTATAATATAATAGTATGATTTACATTGATAAAGGTGAGGTGAATTCCATTGTGCTGACTTTAACTGAGGTGAGCACTCTCTCGAATCCGTATTATTTGTTCGTTTTTGAGAATGAAATGGATGTCACCGATGCTCCAATCCTATTCACCACCGCTGACATCTCCACTTGGAAGGAAAGATTTAATATGTTCCTATTGGATGAGCCGGTTGACGTGACATTGGTCAAAGGACAATACCGATATCAAGTGTATGAATCAACAATTCCACCAACATCTATCCAGGACACGACGGGAATCGTCATTGAAGAGGGCAGAATGGTTGTAAGTGGTGCAATACAAAACTCAATCTACGATTAAACATGGCTTGGTACGACCGATTTATTGGAACAAAACAACAATCACCTGAAGTGGTGGAAGGATATCAGTCCTTCAGTACACCATTCGGAAGAATTGGCTCAGGGAATTTATCTCTTCCATATGTGAATGGGAGGCATCAAACAAGTGGATGGATTCCATTTGGTGAGGGCAATCTTTTTCCTTCCGTCCTCAATCAATTGGTATACTCATCACCTCTCCATGGTTCCATTGTGGATTACAAAACAAATGCAGTAATTGGTGGAGGGATTGAATTGAGAGCAACGACCTCAACACCTCAAGAGCTTCTTGATTTATATACATTTGAAAAGAAATCTCACCTAAAAAAGACAGTTCGGATTACAACCGAACAATTGATTGTCCACAATCGTGTTTACTTTGAGTTGTACTTCGATGAGAAGATGAAGCTCACACGCATGAAGAACGTATCTCCAGACAAAGTGAGAAGAGGACAAAATCCTAACAACTATTTTATTTGTGATGATTGGGCGAGTAGAATCGATGTGCGTGACATTCCAAGATATCATCCAACTTGCTCAGACCGATGCCAATTATTTGTTTATGAGGTTGAGTGTTTGGGCCAAGATTGGTATCCGCTTCCAAAATATACATCAGCTTTGAACTTTGCCTACCTTTCAGGTGAGTTAAGTTACTTCGCAAAATCCAACATTCAGAACAGTGTGTTCCCATCATTCGCGATGATGTTCCCGAAACGACCGCAGTCGGAAGAGGAGAAAAATGTTCTTCGGTCCACAATGGACAAGATGAAAGGAGCTGCCAACGCAGGAAAAGCGGTCGCATTTTTTGCCAATTCTCAAGACCAATTGCCGAAGATTGAAAGTATTCCAACCAATCAGAACGATAAACTATTCCAGGAAGCATCCGGATTGAATACTGAGCAGATTTGTTTTGCTCACACAATAGATCCAATACTGATGGGAGTACGCACAACGGGTTCACTTGGCTCAGGAAGTGACATCAAACAAGCATATGTGATATTCGAAAAGAACGTGGTCATGCCATTGAGAGAGCAGGTATCCGATATCTTCAATGAGATACTTCGTATTGCAAAAATCAATGCAGATTTCACAATCAACAACTTCCAAATCATCAATGAAACAATCGTTGAGGTAGAAGGTGATGCATCCAAAACTCAAGATGCATTGAATGCTATGAGTCCATTGGTTGCGACTAAGGTCCTTGATACCATGACACCAAACGAAGTGAGAGCATTGGCATCGTTACCTCCATTGGAGGGAGGGGATGTGATTGCAAGTAATCAACCACAAACACCTCAAGCATAATGTTGTATTTTATCACTGAAACCTACCTCAAAACAAACACACCAATCACTGCCAATGTGGATGTGACTGATGTGACTCCATACATTGCAACTCAAGCACAATTGAGAGTGATGCCGATACTTGGAACAGTATTCTATGACCATTTACTTGAGGCATACAACGACCAAACATTGACACCGGAAGAGGAAGCTCTTGTTCTATTCATTCAGCCGGTTGTCGCATGGCGTTCAGCTGAGGATGCAATCTTCGGATTGACTTATCAATTGAAAAACAAAGGACTTCAAACGCAGTTCGGTGATAACTCATCGAGTGTATCGCGTTCAGAGGTTGCATTCGGCATGGAACACTATGCTCAGAAAGCATCATTCTTTGAGATGCGATTGATTCGGTACCTGGTAAAAAACAAAGCGGAATTTCCACTCTTCACATCCCATGAGAATCGCGATACGGATTTAAGACCTCAGATTGATTGTCATATGTGTGTCGGGAATTGCTTCATGAACGGTACATGGACTTGCGGATATCCAACCGATAACGGATATAACAATTCAATCCTAGTATTATGAGGCAGAATATTGTTATAATGATTATAGCTTTTTGGACTGTACTTTCACCGGTCATGCCGATGATATACTTGGCTATGTTAGCAATCACAATTGATACTTGCTTTGGCATTTGGCGATCAGTAAAAAAGGGAGGATGGAAAGCATTCCAATCTCGCAGATTATCAGACACAATCTCCAAGTCATTACTTTACGGTGGAGCGATTATGTTCACCTTCTTGATTGAGAAGTACATCGCAGGGGATATCATCGCTCAGTTCATCTCAATTGAGCTTATAATGACCAAAGTATTCGCGTTCTTTTGTGTGATGGTTGAGATAAAGTCAATCAACGAATCATATGAGAGTGTAACGGGAAAGAATGTACTCGCAGCTCTTCGCAAATTTATCACCAGGACCAAAACAAACTTAGACGAATTCAAATGACATTGATTGAAAAGTACGTTAAGTTCGTGAAGAAATGGGAAGGTGGACTATCAAGAGATAAATCAGATTCAGCTTCATCCTATCCATGTCCAACACCATTCAATGGTAAAAGTGGTTGGCATACGAACGCAGGAATCACATACAAAACGTGGGTTTCGTTTTACGGAACTGATAACGATGCAAGATTCTTTGCTATGAATTCTGCTGATTGGTTTAAGATATTTAAAAAAGGATATTGGGATGGCGTTCATGGTGATTCATTTACATCACAAAACATTGCAATATTTGTTACAGGGATGGCGTGGGGAAGTGGTGCAAAACAAGCAGGAAAGTCGCTTCAGGTAGCAATCAATCACTGTGGGTTATTGTGCAGTATAGATGGAGTAATCGGAAATAAAACGATTAACGCTGCGAATGCTATCAATCCAACTATATTATTTGATGAATTAATCAACGAAAGAAAACGATTCTTTTATGAAATATCAACAGGAAAAAACGCTAAATTTTTGAACGGATGGCTCAATCGATTATCAGATTATCAAAAAACCTTCAGACCTTAATACTCATTAGTGTATTATTGGTATCGTGTTCAGCAGAGTACCATCTCAACAAGGCAATCAAAAAAGGATACAAATGTGAGGAGGTATCCGATACCATCCAAATCACATCGGTTGATTCATTTCCCGTGATCGTAAACAACGAAATTGTGTGGGAGAAATTCATCACTCAAAAGGATACGGTTGTACTTTGGAAAACTCAGTACATTCCCATGACAAGATGGGAGAAAAAAATCGAGTATAAATTGAAAAGAGATACTATTCGCCAAATTCAAAAGGTGGAAGTTGCCAAATATAAGAGCGAGAAAAAGGGGAAGGCGAATATTTGGTTGTTTGTCATAGGATTTGGACTCGGATTATTCACAAAATACCTTTTCCAATATGCTAAAAAAGCACTCTAAAAACATTCACGAGCTTCACCTTGATGGAGCAACCGCACAACTTGCAATGATGTCCGACCTTCACTGGGACAATCCGAAATGCGATTGGGATTTATTGAAACGTGATTTTGATTACTGCCTTCAAAATGATATCAAAGTGATGGTGAATGGTGATTTCTTTTGTTTGATGCAGGGGAAAGGTGATAAACGAGGTAACAAATCCGACATCCGACCTGAACACAACAACGCAAAGTATTTGGATTCAATCGTTGAAACTGCGGTTGAATGGTTTAGTCCATATGCTCACATCCTTACTGTCATCGGATACGGGAATCATGAAACAGCGATCATCAAGTATCAAGAAACGGATATCCTTCAACGATTTGTTGACCTGCTTAATTACAAGAATGGTAGCAACGTAATGACCGGAGGATATGGTGGATGGTTGATACTTCGCCAGGCATATGATACCAACTCAATCACTACAACCAAATTGAAATACTTCCATGGCTCAGGTGGGGGAGGAATTGTGACCAAGGGAGCAATCAACTTGACCAGGGCATTGGAAACGTATGAGGATTTCGATATCTTCTCAATGGGCCACATCCATGAGAATGCGTGTCGTAATGATGTGAGAGATACAGTAACTCATTCACCGAAGCATGGATATATCAACCATCACAAAAACATTCACCTCATGCTCACTGGAACATACAAAGAGGAGTACGGTGATGGATCTAAAGGATGGCATGTTGAGCGTGGAGCTCCCATCAAACCAACGGGTGGAAGAATACTGAAGATAAATGCCAAAGAAATAAAGAAGGAAGGCATAAAAAAAATGTACAAAAGTATCGATTCAATCAAATTTCCTTTGTAAATTAGCGAATCATTAGCGTGTGTAATTGGGGGTATCGGAAACGGTACCTCTTTTTTTTGTCACATATTTAGCAAGTATTTGTGACAAGTAACTTGACATTCTAACGGACATTTACCCTTGTTCTGTTTATTTTATCGGACATTTACCCTTATTTTGTGACAAACATTTGACACTATTTGGATTTATTGTCAATTGTATACGTGGCCAAAAGTATATTTTAATATACATAAATGGCTATATAAAGGATAAATACATAGTATAATGTGTTTTTACACCTTATCGGGTATAAATAACATCAATTCCTTTACATGAATACCCCATCGGGTATAACATTCACAATTAATTTTGTTGAAAAGTGAAAAAAAAGTTGAAAAAGTTTTGCAGTTATGAAACCTTTTATATCTTTGTGGAGTAAACAATTAAAAAACACGCTATGAAAAAACAAGAAATGATTGATTTTATTATCCAGGAGGAGAAAAGATTATGGGATGCAGTACAACGCTCAATGGAATTATTAGGAATTGATGATGAGGTGACTCAATCCGCAGTCACACGTTGGTCAGTTATGAATGATTTAAAAATAAAATTCAATATCAAATGAGAACACTAAACGAAAATCAAAAGGACATCCTTGGCACTGTTGTGGCATTGTCATTATTTTGGGCTGTAATCGGTTATCTTTCGATTAACCAAGGAAACTATTGCCAAACCAATAAAGTCCCTCAAAACGTAAAAAAACAAACCCAAAGCCTAGTATTAGAGAAGTATGGGGAATTAATAACTAAACACTCAGCGAAATGAATTGGAAAAAAGAAGTAGAGAGAATTGATTTGGACTTCATGGAAGTTAATCACGATTCAATGGAAGCTCATTATAAGATTGGAAATATATACTTTATCGTTCAGATTGATTGGTGGAAAAACAACTACGATTTTGAAACCGCTCGATATGACATTGACATCAAGATGGTGGATGGAGTATGGTGGACTGATGAGGAGCCAACCGATAAGGTCATGGAGTTTGGTCCAGGATACAAGGAATGGATGTTATCCATGATTGAGTGCTTGATGGATGAGAGAGATTTCCTCAACGAATACACTTGGGGAAATGATAACGATGATATTGATTGGGAAGAGTATGGTATTTAAACTGCAAAGGATGAAACGGTTTTGGACAACCAAATCATCACACGAACACATTAGAGGTACATTCAATGAGGAATTGTATAAAAGAATTTGTGAAATTAAATTTAATCAGACGTTATGAGCTACTTAGAAGTAAAAGAATTAATTGGAAATACATTAACAAAAATAGATGTCGACATGGAGCAAGATGAAATCACTTTCACTTGTGACAATGGTGATAAGTACAAAATGTATCACATTCAAGATTGTTGTGAATCAGTTATAATTGATGATATAAATGGTGATATCAATGATTTGATTGGATCACCTATTTTGATTGCAGAAGAATCAACCAATGAAAATGAAAATCCATTTGATTTTACAATACCTGAATATCAGGAGTCATTTACTTGGACATTTTATAAGTTAGCAACCATCAAAGGATATGTTGATATCAGATGGTATGGTGATAGTAATGGATACTATTCAGAGAGTGTTGATTTTGAAAAATTAAAATTATGAGCTACAAAAGAAAAGAAAACTACGAAGCATCAATGCTTGGAATTGCCATAAGTTTGGCAATGGTAGCAGTTTTAGGAATCATTAAAATTATCACGCTATGTATAAATTAAGTTATTGCTCAGGGAAAACAGTCATCCAATCCTGGACCTTCCCATCCAAGGCATTGTGTTATTGGAAAAAATCGGAGCTATTGAATCAAGGATTGTGTACGGTTGGGAAGTTTAAAGTTGAGCCGATATGAATCAGCATCGAATCATGCGAGTGATCAAGCTCATTGATTTCCTCAAAGAGAAACCTCGACACATCCACACGATGGGCAGATATCTTCAAATCAGTGAGAGGTCAGTGTATCGATACCTCAAGATGTATGAACAGTTAGGATACCAGGTTGAGAAGAATGAAAACAAGAAATACTTTATAAAATGACAAAACAAGATAAAATAAAAGCAATTAAACACATCATCCAACGTGATAAATTGGATGTAATAAGTAGACACCAGGTATTGACAATGAGGAGAAGATATCTAATGGCAGAGCTGAGGGGGTTGAACATCCCATTTCATGCGATTGGTGAGTATTTCAATCGAGGTCATGCAACAGTGATGCACAACATCAAGCTACACAATTGGGCAATTGAGAGTGGTGATTTATATTACATCACCGTTATCCAGGATGATATCGATGAGCTTCTTGGGAATGCTCATGTGAAAAAAATGCGATTTCTTCGTGATGAGATTCTCAAATGTAAGTCGTACAATCAGCTCAAATCAATCAAAAGGAGAGTGTTGAGGAATGAATATGAGGAGCTCTTGAGCAGTGATGCGTGACGATATGACGATGCTCTTATATACCTACTCTATACAACAAGTCGTTTTTTAGGAATGGGCATCGAGTTTTTTTTATCGTCACATCGTCACGCTTTTGCTGAAAGTCAACACCAGTATAGGATATAGGCGTGACAATAACATTTCAACATCGTCACGGATTGACATTTTTTTACCTATCTTTGTCACAAATAACACACACGCAAATGAAAGTATCAGTATTTAAGAATCTTTTTAGCTCAAAAGATACACCGTATGAGCTCACAATTCAAGATATCTATACCCGAATCAAGGTCGGGAATCCTGAATTGATTTCCAAAATAACAAAAATCAGAGCACTCGACAAGAGTGATGATGAGCATGACCGATTGAAGTCATCATTGAATGCAATCATGTTCAATGGTATCTTCTCGGAAAGGAACGACAATTCATTGGTTGAGCATTCGGGATTATGCGTATTGGATTTTGACCAATATCCTTCCAAAACAAAAATGAATGAGGAGAGAGCTCGATTGATTGATGATAAGCACGTCATGATGGTATTCACCTCTCCAGGTGGAAATGGATTGAAGGCGGTCATCAGCATTCCCAAATCAGATAAGTTAGAACACAAGAGAAGATTCACCGCATTTGGGAAATACTTCCAATCGGACTATTTTGATGTTAAGAATTCAAATGTATCTCGCGTTTGTTTTGAATCATACGATCCGAAAATATACTTCAATGAGTTCTGTCAAGTATGGGAGGGAATTGAAACCGATGAGGGATACAATTACACTGAACGCACCCCAACTTGTGTCTTGAATGATGAGGATAAGATTATCTCATTGATTGAAAGATTCGACCATGGATGCAGATTTGAGGAAGGTAGCCGAAATCACTTTGTTTTCAAGTTGGCTTGTGTGATGTGTGAATATGGCATTGATAAGGCAACCACTGAACAGTACATATGGACCAAGTATTGTCAAGGGACGAGCTTCAACCATGGTGAGATGGTAACATCCATCAATTCAGCATATAAAAAAGCTACATTCTCAACAAAATACTTTGAAGATAAGGATACCTTCCACAAGGTCAAACAAAAACTCAAGTCGGGAATCACTAAGGATGACATCAAGAAACAACTTGGAGTCGCTGATGACATTATCGATGATATTAAGGAAGAGATTGCATCCGGTGATGATGTTTTTTGGATGGTTGACTCAAAAAAAGGAATACAAATAGAGCCGATTAAGTACAGTGAGTTCCTGGTGAAGAGTGGATTCAACAAATACTATCCGGAGAATGCTGAACGACCGACATTTGTGAGGGTGAAAGAGAACAAAGTTCGATTGAGTTCCACTGAGCAAATCAAAGATTATGTTTTGAACTACCTTCTCGATAAGAATGAGGTTAATGTATGGAACTATTGTTCACGATCACCATATCTCTTCAATGAGAATCACCTGAACATGATTGACTCGATTGATATCTTCATGCTCCAGGACACAAAGGACTCATCATTCATCCCTTTCAAGAATGGAGTGGTGAAAGTATCCAAGAATGATGTCAAGGTCATGAGTTATATTGATGTGGATGGATACATTTGGGAGAATCAAATCATTCAACGTGACTTCACTCCAATCAAGGACTCAACAAATGACTTTGAGGATTTCGTTAAAAAGGTATCAGCCAATGATGATGTGAGAATCATGTCGCTTGAAACAACCTTGGGATATCTCATCCATTCCTTCAAAGATAAGACCGACCAAAAGGCAATTATCTTCAATGACCAAGAGATTGATGACAATCCAAATGGAGGGAGTGGGAAGTCGTTGATGTTGGCAGCTCTCGGATACTTCCGAAGAGTCGTGAAGATTGATGGAAAGGCATTCAATCCTGGAAAGAGTGATTTCGTTTATCAGCGAGTTAACTTGGATTCTCAAATTCTTGCATTCGATGATGTGAAACGGAACTTTGATTTTGAGCAATTATTCTCAATCATCTCGGAAGGAATCACAGTCAACCGAAAAAATAAGGATGAGATATTTATCCCATTTGAAAGGTCACCAAAGATTGTCATCACAACCAACTATGTGATAAGTGGAGCAGGAAGCTCTCATGACCGAAGAAGGCATGAACTTGAATTCTTTCAATACTTCCATTCAAGACGATCACCATTGGATGAGTATGGTAGATTGCTCTTTGACTCATGGGGGGATGATGATTGGATTCGCTTTGACAATTACATGATTAAGAATCTTCAATCTTTCCTATCCAATGGATTGACCAAATCAATCTCAATCAATGCAGATGCGAAGAGATTCATTCAATCGACATCGAAAGATTTCTATGATTGGACTGAGGAGGGGAATCTTGCACTCAACATCTTCCATTACAATAGTGGAGTGATGCAACAATTCACATCCGAATTCAATGGATACAAAGAATTGGAATCAAGGAAGTTCCTCAAGTGGGTAGCTGAATATGCTAACTACAAAGGATATAACTTGAATAAAGGAAGGAATCACAATGGAAGGTACTTTGAGTTGACCGTACCAGGTGTGAAAGTTGAGAAACCAAAGGATGATATTTGGGATGAGTTAAACGATAAAGCAAAGGAGATATGACTTCAAAATTTAGAATAATAAAAAAGCCAAAAGGATATATTGTTGAAATTCAAGATTTCACATGGACTCCATTTGGAATAAAAGCTAATTGGATTCCATTTGTTAAAACTTCAGGAATGGATGAATGTTGGCATCATTCAAATCAACTATGTGCTTTACATAATTTATTAGATGAAGTGAAAAACGAAATAATAAAGTTATGAGAAATAAAGAATATTACATTAAACAAGCAAGAAAATATAGAAAATTGAGGGAATCAATTTATTACGATTTTATGCTTCCTTTATTTTTTTTATTAGTTAGTGCTATTATTATTTACTATATAATCAAATCTATCAAATGACAAAACAAAACAAAGAACGAATCAAAGACCTCGAAAGAGCTCTCACACGAGCGAAGTATCCGAAGATGCCATATGTGGATTCATTCCTCACTAATTGGCAGGATAACTCAGCGAATGCACTCACCAAATCCATATGTGGATTCCTTCAGATGAGTGGATGCCAAGCGGAGCGAATCAATACGATGGGAGTTTATCGCAAGAAGTACCGTACTGATGGAGTTGAGATGGGAGGACAATGGACCAAAGGAACTGGAACACCAGGTTCCGCAGATATCTCGGCAACCATTCGAGGTCGCTCAGTCAAGATTGAGGTGAAGTATGGTAAAGATAGGCAATCAGATGCACAAAAAGTATATCAAAAAATGATTGAAGATGCTGGAGGAGTGTACTATATCTCAAGAACTTTTGATGATTTCATTGAATTTTATGATAATTTTATTGCCAATCTAAAATAGTTTATTATCTTTATTGAAAATTAACACGCTAATTATGGAAAAGAACACAAAAACAGTCGCAACACTGTATCAAAAGTTGCATCTTGCTAAACAGCAGATTGGAAAGGTAGCAAAGAATGCAACGAATCCACATTTCAAAAAGTCATATGCCGACATCAATGCACTGCTCACCGCAGTCGAGCCAATTCTTTTGGAGAATGGATTGATATTGCTTCAACCAATTGTTGGAAATGATGTCGTGACGAGAATCATTGACATCGATTCGGGTGAGATGGTTGAGTCATTCATGACCTTGCCGATTATAACTGATCCACAAAAGGTATTGAGTGCGGTGACTTACTTCCGAAGAGGAACATTGCAATCATTGTTATCGCTTCAGGCGGTGGATGATGATGGAAAGGCAGCATCGATTGCAGTCGCACCCGTTAAACCTGCGTTGGACAATGCGAGATTCGAATCCGCAGTGGCATCCATTCAAGCAGGAAAGTACACAAAGGAGCAATTGATTGAGAAATGGACATTGACTGAGGTACAACTTAAAGCATTAGAATTATGAAATGGCATCCATCCTCCATCGGTAAGTTGATGACCAACGGCCGAGGAAAGAATGAAATGGGACAAACTGCAAAAACTTACATCAAGCAAGTTGCTAAGGAAAACTTCTACGGATACCGCAGTCAAATCAATTCCAAGTACATTGAGAAGGGATTGAGTCAAGAGCAGGATTCAATTGACCTGGTTAACACCGTGCGATTCGAGGGATACGTCAAGAACACGGTGCGAATGGTTGACGAGCTGATGACAGGCGAAGCAGATATCATCACAAACGATTCAATCATCGACATCAAGACATCCTGGTCATTGGATACCTTTCCAGTGATGGCAGAGGATGGATACGATGCAATCTATGAGTGGCAGTTGAGAGCTTACATGAGGCTATACGACAAACCTAAGGCAGAATTAATCTACTGCATGGTAACAACATCCAACGAGCTACTAAACGAGTGGGAGAACTTAGATATACATCGCGTTGACCACATCGCACCGGAGAAGAGAATCACCGTACTTTCGTTTGATCGTGATGAGGCTAAGGAGCAGGAGATGGTTGAGAGATTGGAATTGTGTACTGAGTATTATAATGAGTATTATAAATTATTGGAAGCGAAATGAAAATAACAATCGAACAATACGAACACACGGTAACCTACTCAGTCAAACACAACGATGTTTCAATGGATGAGATGTTAGAAATACTTGAAAGAATGCTACAAGCTACTGGCTATGTATTCAGTGGACACCTTGATATAGTAGATGATAGTACAGAGTTTAGTCAAGTGACAACCCATTACAGAGATGGTACAATCGAACAAGAATAAGTCCCAATTTTTACCACATATCTTAAATAGAAATGATAACTAAACAACAAGAACAATGAATATATCAGAAGCAATAGGAATATTGAGACTACACAGAAAATGGGAAAAAGGTGTAGACATTGTAAAGATTAGCACAGAAGACTTACAACTGGCAATGGATACAATCATTGACTTACTTGACCCTGAATTTATAGTAGGCATGACGCCAAATGCTTGGGACTTATCTTTTATAAGAAAGTTACAGATAGAAATAGGTAAGCTACCGTATCACCAAGGCTTGGATGATGGTGGTTTTAATGATGGATTAACTCAAGGTTTTGAACAAGGAGCACAATGGGTGTGGGATAACTTTAAACTAGAAGTAAAATGATAACTAAACAACAAGAACAATGAAACAAGATAAGTCATGGAAAATAGAGAAAAGACTTTTTTTCTTAAAAAACAAAATACTTTATTGCATAGCAAATGGTTTAAGACCTTATTATTTCCATCAACAATT